GCATACAATAAATGGCATCTAGTTTTACACCTGCCTCTTTGTAAGCCTCCACGAAGATATCTACTTCTTTAAAGTCTTCTATATCTCTGACGACAAATTTATTATATAGATGACTATTGCTTACCATATTCATATCTAATAGTGCCTCAGGTATAAGTGCGTCAAATTGTTCTTCACCTGAGATAGATAATTTAGGAGATGTGGACCATGTAATATGTATGTCTTTACCATCTCCATTTAGGTAGTCAATAAATTGTTGTTGTAAATTCTGTGTGCCATTTGTTTCATAGGTTACATTTTTCAAACCTATTTCTTTACACATTTCTAATAATTCAGGCCATACTCTTTGCCAACCTAGTAAAGGTTCACCACCTGTAATAACAAGATGTATGTCTTCACTCTCATTAAATTTACCATTAGGAAGTAAACTTACAATATGTTCAAACACCTCGTCTGTTGTCTTTGTTAGTTGTAGATGTTTGTATTTCATAGCCCATGAGGCAGAACTATCACACCCAATAGGTGTAACAGGAAGTTCTTCTATGGATTTGTATGCCAGTTCATGTGTTTTTTCAGCACGCTCGTCTGTCATATAGGGCATTTCTTCTACAGGAATAATATTGCCTCGTTCCTGTCCAAAACCTCTACATTCAAAATTGCAACCAAAGACTCTTAGGAAGACACTAGGAACACCTACGAATCTACCCTCACCTTGTACGCTATAAAATGCTTCGCTATATCTTAACTTTGCCATAGTGTGATATTATATATGATACCTGAACCTATTATCAAGAGTCTTGTTTACCTTTTTTGGCCTTTTCTGCCTCTTCTGCCTTAATTTTTTCGTCTAAGTATTTTGGTCTACGCTTATGAACTTTCTTACCTTCATTAGCTTTATCAGCAGCTGCGTTATCTGCCTCTGCCTGTTCAATGATACCTCTCATATAACTAAGGTAATCATTAGAGTGTTCACTTCCGTCTGCACTCTGTTCCAAAATTTGATCTATGTCTAAGCTCTTAATATATTTGAACTTAGTCTCCATTTGTCTTTTTTCTTTTTGAATACGCCTAATGAATGCGTAGTATGTAATTTGTGTAAAGTATGCAAATGGATTTTTAGATTTTGCTGGATCAAAGTTGTCCATATATGTAAGACAATTTTCAATACCGTCTAAAATCATTTCATCTCTAAATGTATAATTTACGAAATTGGATTTATAAGCTAAGTGATTTGCTATTTTAACAAAGCACTCTCCTATATAGTTGGTTACTCGTGGTCTATCCTCACCACTCTCTTCTGCTTCTAATCTTAACTCCCTATATTCAGTCATTGCCACAAGGAACTCCTTGTTGTTTATATAGTGAGCCGAATTTGGGTCACGTCTTTTTGCCATAATATACTCCTAATGTATTTTGTTCTTTAGCATAGCTTCGGCAAGCTCTGCTAGGGTATCAATATCTTCTGATGCTTGTATCTCTTCCTCTGTCATTGGACCGTCCCAATCTGGAGGATTAAGATAAATTGTTTCCACCATTCTACCATACCCTTCTCTAAAATTCTCCTGTAAGGTTGCTATTGTAATAACATTATACCTTTCAATTGTGAATGTTGTTTCCTCAGATATAGCCACCCAAGGTCTTAAATTAATTTGTTCTCCTAATACTCCGCTCAAAGGCATTACATTAGATACCAATTCTATTGGATGTTCTATTTCTACTATATCTCCAGAAGTTTTCACCTTCCCTACTATTGTACTTCCGTCCTTAAGTTTTAATATTGATATTTGTTCAGACATCTAGTTTAACAAGTTTATAATTGAAGCCTTCTTCATTATAAAGCTTGATCCTTTCTATTAAATGGTTCATTGTGTAGTTCTTTTTAGACTTCCAGGATAAATCATCTCCTATATCAAAAAGTCTACACTCAACTTTGTTGTCTCCTTTTCTCAAACCTCTTCCTATACTTTGTAAGTTTCGTATTCTACTCTTACTAGGTGAGGCGAAAACAATATTATGTAGGTTCCTTATATTTATACCCGTGGAAAATGTGCCGTATGAGGCAATTATAATAGCATCGTCTTGTTTCTCTGTAATAGCTCTTATTTCTTCTCTAACCTCTGTATCTGTGCCTCCATATACAAAGAACACTTTTCTATTTGCTTTTACTGCCTTACTTATCATTTCATGTAATACTACACCATGCTTTTCCACATACTGAAACAGGACAAGTGTATTACCTTCTTGTGCAATAGTTAAGTTTTTTATAATTTCATTACGATCTGGGTGTGTTACTATCCAATCAATCTCTTCTTGGTAAGTCATACCCTTAACTTCTTTTCTATGTGCGTCCTTCCAGTTAATCATACAACAAACAATCTTAAGATTGGCAAGTTGTTTATCATCCATTAATTTTTTAGTTGTAGTAACCTTATGTACTTGTCCAAACACACCTTCTAATACTAATCTATGTGTCTTTGTGCCATCTAATGTGCCTGTTGTTCCTACTCTATAAGGTGTTGCAACAAGTTTGTTCATTAATGTTGTTAAAGACTTTGCCTTAAACAAGTGTGCCTCATCTCCATATACAACATCAAATTGTTCAAACCATTTTTTAGGATACTTGTATATAGATTGCCATGTACTTATTGTTATAGGGTATTCATTTGTTTTTTCTTTGCCACCATATATCCTATGACAATTTTCCTGTACCTTCCAACCATTGGCTGTAGAATAGTCTTGAAAGTCTCCGTACATTTGTTCTACCAATGATGTAGTAGGAACTATTATTAATTGTTTTCTTCCCTTTAGTTGGTGATAACGAATAAGAGCGTATATAATGAGAGACTTCCCACTAGCAGTAGGAGATAAGAGTAAAGTTCTCCCCGTAGTAATTGCCTGTGTAACTGCTTGTTTCTGATAGTCTCGGATTTCGATAGGTTTTCCATTAGCTTGTAACCTCAGTTCATTAGTGAATCGTTCAATGTCTATCTCTTCGCCTATGTTAGGCATGTTTACTTCAATATCGTATTCAAGTGTTTCTGCAAACTCTTTTAAATACGGTAATAGTCCTATGTATAACTCTCTATTATACACATTAAATAATCTTGCTTTGCCGTCCCATACTTTCTTTCTGTATAGTGGCATAAATCTGGCACCGGGTACATCAAATGTAAAGAAGTCACATATTTCTTGTGCAGTACTTGGATCTGTATCTACTTTTATATGTACTTCGTCTTTCTTAATAATTTTAATAAGAGCCATTTGTAAACTTTGTCCACTCAATTGCATTTTTAATATCGAAAGACCTACTTCCAATAGCTTTCATGCAACTTTCTACGAATGTTAAACATGTATTTAGATATTCTAATTTGTCTGTAAGTTTAATTACATCGTCGTCTGTATCTAAGAAGTCATTCATCTGATTATTGAGTGGTGCATTACCTAAATATTGATCCCAACCTAATTCATTTAGTTCTTTTTGGTCTAGTTCGCCTCTGTAATATTTCCACTTCAACCTTCTGTGCTTTAGTAATTCACTCTGTGCCTTTCTACATTGTAGTCGTAAGGTTGTTAGATGATTTAAGTATTTAGAATGTAATTCAGGTATGCGTGTAGATTCCTGTCCTAAGTTGAGTTGATCAACTTTACAGTCTTCTTGCCACATCTCTTGTAATTCTTGTAGACTAATCATAATATACACATTATAGGCTCTTATGTACTAAGAGTCAATAGGTTATTGTACCAATTGGTATTATGTACCTAAAACTTCTATATCGTAATAGCTGTATTTAAAGAATGCTACACCAATCATATAATCTGTTTGTCCTGTAGATATCTCAAAGTCTAAACCTTGTAGACTAATTGGAAAAGCATCTGTAAATCTAAATATTATTTTAGGGTTATTGTTTGAATCTAATAGTGTAAGTGAAGCATCACTAAATTGTGCTAAACTTTTTTGTTTTTGAGGGTCTATATCAGGAAATCTATATTCCTGTGTTTGGCCATAGTCTGCAAACTGTTTATGGTTCTTAGGAAATCCTAAACCAACTACCCAGTCATATAACTCTTTGTAATTTTTCATGTCCTCTTGTATGAGGAATCGTATCATTAAGTTACCAAACTCTATCTTGTCTCCCGGTTGTCCTATATCAACTAAAGGACTGGGTTGAATAGCAGGAGGCAAATTCATTTCAGGTATGTTTGCTGCTTGACAAAAATAACTTGTATTAGGAATGTTATGTATCTGAAATTTAAATGCGTTAGGACGCAAATAATCTAATTCATTAGGATTATTATTACTCCACGATGCTTCTGTAACATTCGTAATATTAGTTGTTGTCATTTACCTTGTCCTCTATATCTCTTATACGATCGTTTTTTATTTTTATTCATCGTAGAAGTAGAAATTTTTACTTTTCTTCCTCTACCGCCTTGTCCTTGTGATGTCGATTTTTTAACACCAGTATGTGTGAGTTTTCCACTCCATGATTTTGCCATAATATACTCCTAAAATGATACGCTTACACCACAACCACAAGCAGATTGTTCTGCAGGATTTACGAATTCAAAACCCTCATTCAAACCTTCTACTTTCCATGATATAACCGTACCTGTTAAGTACATTTCTGACATTACATCCATCCAGACTTTAAATTTACCAAAGTCTATTTCTATATCACTTTCCTGATTTGGTCCATCAGCATAATTAAATACATACGAAAAACCTGCACAGCCACCGCCTGTTAATCCAAAGAATATTCCTTTGTGTCCTTTCTTATCTAACCTATCTAAGACTTGTTCGAGAGCCTCAGGTGAAAAGTCAACCAAAGGCGGTCTCGATGTAGCAATAAGATTGTTAGGATCAAAAGTACTAGGTTGCAACTGGCGCTCCATTGTGTTCACGGTGTGCTTTCTTTTCGTCCCAATCTTTCAATGCTCTTTTAATACTATCTTCTGCTAGTACAGAGCAATGTAACTTAATAGGTGGTAATTCAAGTGCTGCTGCTATATCTTTATCCTTAATTTCTAAGGCTTGTTTCATTGTAATACCTTTAAGCATTTCAACGAACATAGTTGAACTAGCAATAGCTGAACCACAACCATATGTTTTAAACTTAACATCTTCTATAACATCTGTATCAGGATTTACTTTTAGATCTAGTTTCATAACATCTCCACATGCTGGTGCTCCAGTCATTCCTGTAGCAACATTAGGGTCATTAGGATCAAATCGTCCTACCCCATGCTGTTGTGGATTATTCAATACATCATTAAATCTATCTACTACCTTTTTACTATATGCCATATATCCTCCGAGTTATATTAGTATTTATAACAAATGGCGAACCTAAAATCAAACTCTATGTTACCTTTCTAGTACTGTTCCTACTACAGCTCTATCTTGTATAAAGTCCTCAAATTGTTTAGCATTTGTAAAATCATGAGATGTGCATACACCTAAAGGGTGTAAACCAGGTTTGTACATAGGGTTAGATAAGTCTAGTATCTTTCCTACTTTGTTTTTTATTATCCATTTATTATATTGTTTAACTCTAAGTGGTTGAGGTGGCTCCCAGGAATATCTTACCCAAGGCCATATTGTTTTTTGTTGAGAAGGTCCTTCTGTTCTTAACAATCTTACATCATTAGTACCTGCTATTTCTGTTAAACATTTACCTAAAGTAGCAAAGTCTAAATATAAAGTACCAGGCACTGCTTTACCAAAGGAAAAGGCTCTATAATCTGAAGGTACCATGTCCCTATAAAAATGATCTGCCATTAAAAATGAATCGTTATTGTCTCCCATATGATCGCTGTTATATGAAGTAGATATTATAGTTGTATATTTAGGCGCAGGATTAGGTCTTATTTCTTCTTCATTAAAATGTATTATGGAATTCAATAACTGTAATCTATTTCTATGTATTATTTGCCATTTTTCCCATGAACCTTCATACTTATTACCTGTAGGCATAACACTAGCACATTCCTTTTCAAACAATTCATGAGCCCTATTAAACTTTTCTAAATAAGGCTTTGTAGATATTTCTACATTTAAATCTCCACCTACAATTATTGCTGCACTTTGTCTACTTACAAAAGGAATAATTTCTTGTAATGTTTTATTATATAATTCTCGTGAACGCATGATTCTTTCAGGTGTAGGTCGTGTAAACACCTGCTGCTGTTGTTCAAACTGTCTACCTCCATTTTGTCTTAGTGCATTAGAGTGAGTAGTTTCCCATAGATTAGCAAATTTTTTTGTAACAGAGTATGTATTAAGTTTAAATGTAAGAACCACTTCTGCATTATCTATATCATAACTAACTGGCCATTTTCTTATGTTCTGACTTATGTTTGGTATAATCTTTTCATTATTATATAATATATGGAACTTCATATCTGTATTTATGTGATAAAAAAGGGGCGACTCGAGATCGCCCCTTTTCCTGTTCCTAATTAATTAGACCATTTGATGCCACGGTATATGCCATGTTGCATACCCTTGGACTCAGTCTTCATAGGACCATGTTTTACACCTCTGTAAATGCCAGCACGAGCTTTCCTCGCTTCTGTAATCAAAGTTTCTTTGGTGTATGTTATGCCTCTATAAGTCATATCGCCTCCTTATACTTTTTTACGGTTAAAAGAATGCGTTCCTTCGACTTTCGGTCTCGTTCGGCTGACTGCCTACTAGCTAACCCCACGAATGTGAGAGGTTTTCAGGTCTACTTCCGTGTGTATGTTAATGAACTTACACATGAACGATATAATTATTT